TCCGTGTGTGGTGTTAAACCATACGTCCGCGCAACGACAAATCCAGACAGTGAAAGTTGGGTAGCCGAGTTCATTGCTTGGTGGATCGATCAAGAAACAGGATACCCTATTCCTGAACGCGGTGGAGCTGTTCGTTGGTTCATTCGAGTTGCCGAGGCGATTGTGTGGGCGGACAGTCGACAAGAACTTATCGATAAATACGGTAAACCTGATCTTCCGGATGACCATGAGGATCAGGTCCGTCCAAAGTCAATGACTTTCATTCCTGCTAAGTTATCCGACAATAAAGCACTAACAGATGCTGATCCGGACTACAAGGCTAACTTGATGGCACTAACAAGGGTGGAGCGGGAACGATTGCTTCATGGAAACTGGAAAGTCCGGACTGTGACTGGTATGTATTTCAAGAGAAGTGAATGTACTATTGTGGATACCGTACCGGACGACCTTGTCAAATTGGTCAGGGCATGGGATCTTGCTGCTACTGAACCAAGTGAAGCAAATAAAGACCCAGACTGGACAGCTGGAGTATTGATTGCAGTTCGTAAGAATGGTAAATATATTGTTTTGGATTGTATACATGAGCGATTCAGAAGTGCTAAAGTACGTGAGCTGGTTAAACGGGTAGCAATAAATGATTCCAGAAGAGTTAAAGTTCATATGGCAATCGATCCAGGTCAAGCTGGTAAGGAACAAGGTGAAAGTTATACCAAAGAATTAGCAGGATTCAGCATTACCACAGAACGAATTTCGGGTGATAAGGTTACTCGTGCTGAGCCCTTTTCGGCACAATGGCAAGCGGGTAACGTGGATGTTCTTCGAGGTGTTTGGAACGAGGCTTACTTTTCAGAGCTGGAAGCCTTCGGTCTAGGCACCAGCCACGATGACCAAGTAGATGCCTCGGCTGATGCTTTCAATGCCTTGGCAACTAATAACCTTTCTACTTGGATGAATCTCGGACGAGGTTGATCCGTTCACGACATTCTGGGCAGCACCGGAGCAATTCTTTTAGTGATGCCTCATGATGACTACTTATTCCAAAAATAATCTAAAATAATTCAAAATAAAGGATCAATTACCAATAACCCAGTAAATAATACAAATATATAATGGAAAGGTCTACTTGTATCAATCCGGAGCAATCCCTTATGCAGCAATCACCGCCGAAAAGTAAGAGCGTAGTTAGAACTGCCAAAACTGCAACCAATCAGGATGCAAAAGCACGCGCCAAAGCAGGTAAAAGTAGTACCGCTGACAGCTTCGTAAACTTCCAACATAATCTAGGCATCGGCGCTGACAATGCCATGAGCTCTTCTTCGTACGGTTTCAATCCAGTAACCCGTAACCGCACTCTTTTAGAATGGGTGCATCGGGGATCCTGGTTGGGCGGCGTTGCCATCGACGTAGTAGCTGATGATATGACCCGTGCAGGTATTGACATACATGGTGAAATGAAACCTGAAGATATCGCCCGTCTATCTGAAGTCGGCGTTAATTTGAATATCTGGGGCGTATTAAATGACACAATTAAATGGGCACGTTTATACGGTGGTGCAATTGCGGTTATATTGATAGATGGTCAAGATCCAGAAACACCGTTACGGCTGAACACCATTCGTAAAGACCAATTCTGTGGACTATTAAGTCTAGACCGCTGGATGGTTGAACCAAGCTTGAATGATCTTGTTACCGATTATGGTCCAAATCTAGGACTTCCAAAATTCTACACTGTCACCGCTCAGGCGCCTGCATTGTCAAGTATGAAAATTCACCATAGTCGCTGCATCCGATTAGAAGGTATTCGTTTACCTTACTGGCAGCGTCTAATGGAAAATCTTTGGGGTCTATCCGTCATCGAACGTTTGTATGATCGTATGATTGCTTTTGATTCAGCTACCACTGGTGCCGCCCAATTGGTTTACAAGTCTTACCTGCGTACGATGAAGATTAAAGATTTACGTGAAGTAGTTTCCATGGGCGGTGAGGCTTTGAACGGTGTTACTAAATATGTAGACATGATGCGCCGATTCCAAGGGATCGAGGGTATCACTCTAATTGATGCCGAAGATGATATGACTGCGGATTCGCATAGTGCGTTCGGTGGTTTGTCAGATGCATTGTCCCAATTTGGTCAACAGTTGTCCGGTGCATTACAAATTCCATTGGTTCGGTTGTTCGGTCAGTCACCGATGGGATTCAGTACTGGCGAAACCGATCTACGTAATTATTATGATACTATCAATCAACAGCAGGAAAAAGAATTACGAGTAGGGATAACAAAAGTCTATCGCGCCATGGCGGCATCTGAGGGGATAGTTTTCCCAGAAGGTACCCGGATTAGTTTCCGTTCACTGTGGCAAATGTCGGATGAGACCAAAGCTGACGTGGCTAGCAAGGTTGCCGATACTGTATCCAAAGTAGAAGAATCAGGTTTGATTGATCGGGCGACTGCCTTGAAAGAGTTGCGCCAGTCTTCACTAGTAACAGGCATCTTTACAAACATAACAGACGAGATGATTGCCGAAGCTGAAGCTGCCGGACCACCTATTCCTGAAGGAGTTAATCTAGAACAAGAAGGAAATCCCACCCAGTTAGAAAAGGAAGATAAATGACCACACATATTCATATTCATATTGCTAAGACAAAAACCAAAGATGCAGAATCATTGCCCTCTCTTTTTGAAACTTATTTTAAAAATGAATCAGCATTTAAGGCACATGTCAACTCCATGCATTCCGGAGTTACTTGGACCAATGAAGCTGGTAAATTGATAGGAAGAGTAAACAAAAGAATAGTAGGAGTAGGAACCGGACTAAAATCTAATGGTATGTATTTTGGCGGATATCGAAAGTAATCTGTGTTAACCAAAGACGATTTATCAGACAGAGAATTAAGACACAAAGCGAAAGAACGGTTTGCCGTGGCAAGTCGGTTGGAAGCTGAATACCTGCGTTCTTTGCGGCAGCTTACTCGTCAGATTGATCATATTGTAAAAGGGATGGCTCCTGGAGGAGTTGTTCGTAATTCTATAGAGTTGCAAAAGGTATTACGTGACTATGCCAAGACCGTTGAACCTTGGGCAAGAAGTGTAGCTGAAAAGATGGTTACCCGTATTGCCCGAAAAGATGAATTTGCTTGGATTGAGATGGGCAATCAAATTGGTAGGAATTTACGTAAAGAGATTCAGGAAGCACCAACCGGTTTTGTGTTGCAAGAATTTCTGAACGAGCAGGTAAGATTAATAACCAGTTTACCAACTGAAGCAGCTGACCGTGTTCACAAGTTGACATTAGAAAACTTGATTACCGGTGCACGGGCTGACCAGATAAAGCGTGACATATTGCAAACCGGTGAGGTGGCAGAAAGCCGAGCTCAATTAATTGCTCGAACCGAGATTGCCAGAACTGCGTCTGGGCTCACTATGGCGCGTGCTACTCACGTAGGATCTACACATTATGTGTGGAGGAGCTCAATGGATGGAACAGTGCGCGAAAGCCACAGGAAAATGAATGGAGCTGTTGTCCCATGGAAATATGCTCCTGAAGTAGATCCAGGAAAACACTATCATGCTGGAATGTTTCCAAACTGCAGATGCTGGTGTGAACCTATTTTAACTAACGATTAATACAAGGAGAAACAACTATGGGATTCGCAAATTTAACTGATCCAAACTATAAACTTAAAACTGACGCATCAGGTAATGTGGTGGATATTGTTGCTTCACGTGGTAAACAGGCTATGATGCTTACAGCCCAGCTAGATACAAACGGTAATCCAACTGGTGGAATCATGGCTAACTCGAATGTGTTTACTCCAGCAATCACAGGTTTCAGACCACAAACTCGTGACTACGCTGGTATCATGGCAGCTATTAAAGCAGCGATTGCCTCAACCTCAACTAAGGCAGTTATATACGAAGATGCTGTGTATGATTTGGGGTCTAATTATATACCTCTGATCAGTGGAATATCACATATCGGCTATCCTACAGTATTCCGATTTAACAATGGCGACTGGGGTGATAGAAACTATTCATTAGTCAGTGGCACGAGAATAAATACAACTAATGCCTATACATTCTGGGATGGGTTAGTAAATTTAGCGTCTGTCACAGCCACAGTTTCCGCAGCTAATGCAACATTTACTGCAGGCTCAACAAGTGTAGGTGTTGTGAATTCTGCCAACTATCCTGTTGGCGCATCGGTATATTTTACATCATCAGGCAATGGCTTCTATTCAAATTTAAGTTACTTTGTATTGTCGTCCGCTGCAAATGTCTTGACGTTAGGATTGGCTGATAAAGTTGCAATAGTTGCTACCTCAAATAGTACGTTACAAATAAGTTCTGGAACTCCAAACGAATCCACAACTGGTATCGTGCTTAAAGACATTGCATTCCCTATATGTAAAACGGCAATAAAGTCAGGTGCAAAGAATGCTATTGGTGCAGCGTATTGTTTATTTGAAAATTTATACGCAATTGGTACTATTGGATATAAAGCCTTTGATTTCACGAACTATGTACACTGTGATTTCTTTAAGATATTCAGTAGAGATGGTGGTGGCCAGTATTATGGTGTTGATATACCATCTGCGACATTGCAGCCAGGTAACACAAACTTTACTGATATATATAACATCAATAGCAATACGGGCAGTGATGCAACGACTGGTCGAGGTATACGATTTGTAGCGCAAGCAGGGTCACAGCTTAATGAAGTCCATGTGCGCCAAATTCAGAACAACTACAAAGGAATCTCAACAGTAACGCAAACATCAAGCGCGCTCACCAATGCAAGTCCAAATATTCCAGTGCCTAGTAGCGCGGCATTTCCTGTGGATATGCCAGTCTGGATTTCTACAGGGGGCAACCCAAATGGTTTTACAAGTTGGGTTAACTACTTTGTAGTTTCAAGTGCTGCGAATATTATACAGCTATCTGCGACAATGGGAGGCACGGCAGTTAGCTCAACCGGCACAGCTGCAATGATAATAAATACGCAGGGGTTCCCTGCTATTGAATTAGTCGGTATTGGTAGTGGCATTATTACTGCTAGTGATATGCTCGGGATAGACGTAGAAGGAACTTCAACTATTCAGGTATTAGCACAAAATGCAGGAGCGTATCTATCGTTTAACCAGAGCGAAACATCTACAAATACACGTTCGGTTGTATGTGGCCGGACAGCTACACTTAGCGTGGAAAATAGACATACGGCGTTCTCAACCGACTATGACGCAGCGTCTGTTAATAGCGTTTTGATTGGACAAAGAGGCACACCTACTAATCCTGGTAATGCTGGTACTGGCCTCTATCTGGACAACTCTACTAACTTTTCAACACCGATATGGGTAGTAAATCTACATCCATTTAAAGCACAAGCGTACCCATCAATTAAAGGATTAGGTGGTAGTGGTGGAGATTGGGTTCAAACAGGATTGCCATTAGGCATGAACATGAATACGCAAGACACTACTGCTACAATTGGTGGAGGTTGGACTACGTTTAATGGTGCAGCCGCACAGACACTTACATTACCGGCGATTGTAAATACTAGTTCAGCAAGCACTATGGTCGGTATGCCTTATTACATTAGCAACTCAAGTGCTAATACGGTAGCAATTAATACCAGCAGTAGCCAATTGTTCAATAATATTGCAGGGAAAACAACAATGACTTTGCAGGCTGGACAATACATAAAATGCACAGCAGCCATCACAGCAGGCGGCACTTTGTATTGGATAGCAGAAACTAACGGGACTATCTAAGTACATGGCCAAGCCTGACTTCATAGCCCAGCCAACACCTGCAGCGATTGATTTCGGGTGTTTGTTTCCCGCAGAAATCCGACTGCTGTTGGTTTTTGTAGGCGCGTACCTTTTCGTTGAATTTTTGAGGACTTAATCATGACCATACATATATACGTTAATAAACACACCGCGGTGAAAGCGAAAGATGCAGAATATAATCCTCGGGAATATGCCCGCATAAGTGACAAAATTAAGGAAGTTAAAGAATTAATTTCTCAGACCAAAATTGAAGCAAGGAGAAATGGACTTTTGCGCACTTTGGCTAGTTATGAAGAGCAGTTAAAGAAGTATCGTACAGATGATGCCTTCTCAGTTGCTACTGTGGAAAAAGAAATAGCCCAGCAGGAAAAGCTGATGCGGGTTTTCGAAAAAAGCGGTAAACCTATTCCCGGAACATTGCTCAGCCGTCTGAAGTTCTTGAAGGAAGAATTGGAAAAGGCGAAGTCTAGCACAGATGATGCCGGTGGAAATTTCGAATCCCTTTCTGCCAATGATGTCATGGAAAAATATGGCGCAACCTTTTTAGCTAGAGTTAGAAAGGCAAAAGAAGCAACAGCACCAGACGGGAAAATAGTAAGAGTGGATGGTTCCAGATTTGTGGTAAAAGACGCTACTATGTCCCGTTAATTTTAGGAGAATTTTATGACAGATCAGTATTTTAATAATATAGCCAAACCACCAGTTGGATTTTTTAAGAAACCGCCATACATCCTAGCCCAGTCAGGCGTTCCTGTTGGTATTGCGAATAACGGCACAGTTGCGACAAATGGGCAGGTAACGCTAGGTACAGCGTTACCACGCGTCTACTCCAATGGTATCTGGTTATATCTACCTGCTGGCGCGGTATCAGGTGGCGTGGCTGGATTGTACTGGTGTGTTATGTCCAGTACGACAGTCGGGCAAGTTTATACAAACTTTGCAGATACTTCGTTAGGCTTCGTTCCATATATACCTACGGGAACTTTGGTAAATGCTGTTGGTAGTAATTCGGCTTATACGCAGACTACGAACGCAGAGATTGTATTAGCAAATATAAATCTACCAGGAAATTCACTAGGGAATACTGGGTCTATTTCTGTGGTATCTAGCGGTCATGTGGTGGCAGCCGCGGCAGGTAATAAATATATGAAGCCTTATTATGCTGGTAACGGATTTTGGTTCAATCAAATAGGAGCTACATCAGGTAACCAGAAATTTAGTTTTTTTGCTGGCTTTATGAACAACGGCGCAACAAACTCTCAAATTGCAACCTCTTGTGATTATTCATGGGGTAATGGCGCTGCGGGGGGAACACTTAATAACTTTGCTGCTGATTCCACAATTAACCAACCACTAAAATTAACAGCAAGCATTCCTAACGCAACTGAATCAATCATATATGAAACCATAAGCATAGAGGTACTCCCATCATGATAACTGAATACGTCACAGATTCACCCGAATCACTTGCTGCTATTGCTGATATGTCACAGCCTAAAAACGTGATGATTAACGGCTCAGTTACTCAGGTAATGACTGGCTCTGACTACGTTGCACCAATCAAAATCGGCATTGGCGTATCGGCTTGGCAACTTCGCAAAGCACTTAATCAGTTAGGCTTACGTGCCGCAGTTGAAGCGGCTGTTACTGCATCGACTAATCAAGACCTTAAAGATGGGTGGGCATATGCTGGTACTTTTAACAGCGATGACCCTTTAGTTGTGACAATGGGTACAGCCCTTGGTCAGACACCAGCTCAGATGTATGCCTTGTTTGAGCTGGCTAGTACGTTATGACCAAGACCAATTTACTTGAAATTATTGTGGTCATCATAGATAACTTACAATCGAGGAATGTTCTATGATTATGTGACTGATCAGCTTTCGGAAATATTAAACATGAGGTTTAATATTAAATTGATCCTTTGTATAAAAATTATGTGCCAGCCTCAACCTCTTGGCACATAATTAACTACATACATTTATCCAATCAACAAAAGGAAAGTCGAATGAAAAAACTATTGAGTAAATTTGCAATATTGGTGATGATGACTATGACTTCTGCCTTAGCAATGGCAGATGCGGTTTATCCCTATTCTAATCCAAGTTATACCCCAACAGCAACCTCACCTGCTTTATCTTATACTGCTCCTGCAGACTATACCTTTTCTGCGAACAATATAACCGTTGCCACAGTTCGAATCGCCGGTACTTGTACAAACTTGGCGGCTACGGTTCAGGGGTCTAACGACCTTGGCGCCAATTGGACAGACCTACATGCGGCCTCAGTCAGTGCCGGTGCAAGTACTGTTACTTTATCGACCACCGGTTTCTGGAGAGTTAACTCTAGCGGCTTTAACAAGTTACGTGTTCATATTACTGCGTTAACAGCTTCTTGTACTGTGGCAATGGCGGGGACAATATCAGGTATTATACAGGCTGATCCTTGTTTAAATCCTTCTATTATGATGGCCAGTGTTGTAGTTAACCAAGCCTCATCCATTACCGCTGCATTAGTACCGGCAGTAACCAACAAATCTATATATGTTTGTGGCTTTGCTGCTTCTGCAGTTGGTACTAACCCGACCCTCAATTTCAAATATGGTACACAGGTAAGTACCGCATGCGATACGGGTGCAGTCAACCTGACCGGTCCTATTAACCCATCCGCTACAGTCGGCATGCTTAATTTATCCAATGCGCGTACAGTATTTGCTGCGCCTGCCTCAAATCAACTATGTTTAGTCACTGCCGCCACCACTACGGTGACCGGTGTATTAACTTACATACAGCAATAAGAGACCTATCATGCCAGTTACTCGGGATAGAGGTACTTTTTACACAACAGAGAAAATAGGTCCGAAGCAGTCGCTGACACCTGAAGGTTTTCTGTTATGTGAGGATGTTGCCTTAGCTAGAACAGGCATGATGATTTACGGTCCTGATGAAACACCGATCAAAGCCGGTAAAGATGGCATTGTAAAGATTTTTCGTGAGGACGCTGATGTATTTAATGACGTCACTATTACCAGCGCCATGGGGAAATCGGTCACTAATGACCATCCTGAAGATGATGTTAGACCAGAATCCTGGAAGGATTTGACCCATGGCATAGCAATGAACATTCGGCGTGGTGAAGCTACATTGGATGATTTGTTGTTAGGGGATTTGCTCATAACAACACCTGAAGGTATTAAAGCTGTACAGTCAGGCAAAATAGAAATCAGTTTAGGTTATGAAGCTGATTACGAAGAGACGGCACCTGGAGTTGGTAGACAATCCAACATAATTATCAACCACATTGCGTTAGTGGAGCAGGGTCGATGCGGACCGCGCTGTGCAATAAAAGATGCTAAACCAATTTCTAAACAAGGAGTCAATATGGCTAAGAAAA